CGCATTCGCGTCATCGGCGCGCGGCGTGGCCATCAACCAATCGTCGCTGGGAACATGCGGGAAGCCCTGAAAGTTCAACTGGTTAAGGAACTTCAACCGGCAGGTCTCGAACCGCTTATCGCACCCGGCTTCGATCAACACTGTGTCGCCAACGGCAGGGGCCGCGCCCGGTGCCGCCCACAGGTGCAAGCGAAGCCCCGAGTCGGTCATTTCTTCGCGCCTGATTGACGCGCGCAACCCGGCAGCGTCGCCAGACTGAAACCGCACTTGACCATCGACAAACCAACCTGCTGCGAACTCTGGCAGCGCAGGCACCGTCAGAATCGCGCCTTCTTCGGCCGTATCGAGCAACGCAACCTCAGCAGAGAACCCCGTTTGGCTCGTGTCAAACCCGCAGGCCGCATCGCCAAGCACGGCAGGGCACATGGCACCAAAAACCCGGCCACCCGATTTCGACAGCGCTTCGGTCAAGCCACGCAATTCTGCGCGAAAGGCACCGCCAGCTCGTGTGATTTCTCCCAGAGAGCCACGAAACAACACGCGACGCCACGTGGTGTTGGTCCAGTCTACCTCCCAGATAGTCAGGGTCGCGCCATCATAGCGACCTGCGAGAATATCCCTCTCTCGCAACCCGGAATCGCTGAGGGCACCGGCGGCTTCGGTGTTATCCACCGCCAGCCCCGTCGCCTGAACCACGGCGCTGGCGCTCATGCCGGTGCCTGCGCGAAACACCAAGCCATCAAAGCTCAGATCGCGGTCGTGGTCGGTGAAACCCATGACGGTTCCGTCACGACGTTCCAGCGCCCAAGCGCGCGCACGCGTTGTGGTTTTATCGATCATTGGCGCACCTCAACCACGGGAACTTTTGGCACATCACCGGCCTGAAAACTGGCGACCGAGACTTGGATGAGATCGGTATCAAAGCGCACGGGCACGTCGAATTCGTAGCCGACGGTAATCTCAGCCCCGACAGCGGGCGGTGTCACAAAGGTGACAATGCCGGTTTCCAAATTCACGCTCCAGGCGATGCTCTCGATCAATTCGGTGCCGGCTTCTGCAAGTTTCACAGTTCCGAAAACCGGCTTGGTGATCAAGCGCACGGTCTCCCAATCGCCAGAGCGATAGGTTTTCGCCAGCGCAAACTCCGTGGTGAAGCCGTCGCCATAGCCCAGCGATTGATCGAGTTCTGTGACCGAACGTGAGGCCCGGCAGGATTTGAAATCTGCCCAGTCCTTCCAGCGAAACCCGTGAAGCATCGCTTCGCGCGCCTCGAAGAACGCGATCAGGCGCTCGACATCATCCAAGGACCGCAGGCCAAGCCCCGCGTCATAGCGACGCCGCGCCTGTGCCCAAGGCGTGTTGCGTTCTTCGAACCCGTTCGCCAGCGTGACGATCTCGGTGCGCCGCTCTGGTCCGCCCAGCGACCCAAAGCTCAGGTTCGCGGGAAATCTGATTTCATGAAAGCTCATAACTCAGTAATTCCTTTGCCCTTGGGTCAACAATCGCTGCATTTGCGCGGCGATCTGCGATTGGCTGCGTTGAAAGCCCGCGACATCGGGGGTCGATACGTTGAACACCACGTTCATTGCACGACCGCCGCCCGAAGATTTGACCCCCAAACGGCCATCCGAGCCGCGCGTCAGCGGCATGATTGCCTCTGGTCCGGCCTCGCCCATCAAGCCAGTGCCGCCCCGCATCGGGAAGGATACGGGCGAAGACACAACTCCGCCTTGCGCGAAGGGCATCACCCGGCCTTGGCTAAAGGACGCGCCATTCGCAAAGGGCAACATGCTGCCCAAAGCGCCGCTGATGACTGACGACAATGCGCCGCCAACCGCGCTTTGCACCGGGCGCATCGTTGCGGAATAAATCGCATCCGAAATCGACCGGCCCAGTTGCCGCATCGCATCCGACAGACGCAGCCCGTCAAACACAACCTCGTCGAATGCCTTGCGCAACCCGGTGCCCAAGGACCGCGACAGCCCCGTCATTTCACGGTTCGTTTCGATCAGGCTGCGGCCCATGTCTGCAAGACCGGAATCGAGGCCCGCCACCATATCCGAGGTCGCCGCCATCCGTGCTTCCAGCTCTGCCAGTTGGGTGCCCAGTTCGTCCATTCCCGCCATCATCCGCTCCCGTTTTCTGTGGTGCTGCTTGGTCCGGGAACTGCCGCAAAAGGGTTTCCAATCGCTCGCGCGTAAAGGTCCCCTCGGCGGTTTGGTCCCGGCCCAGCATCAGCATCAATTCAATGGGCGTCAGCGCCCAGAACTCGGCGGGTTTCAACCCAAGGCCATGCAGCCCTGCGGCCAATAAACCCGGCCAATCCAACCCTTTTGGGGTCACTCCGTCTTTGCGTGTCACGCGGCCGCCTCTGGCAAGGCAAAGGCCAGCGCCAGAAGTCGCGCAGCCGCTCGGGCCGCCGCCACCGCGCCGCCTTCAATATCGGCGCGCAGCAGATCATCAGCGACCGTTGCATGACCCGCGCCATGCAGCCCGGCCATGATCAGCGCCATCACGTCGCGCGCCGAAAATGACCCAGCTTCGAACCGCTCGACCAGCGCCACGAGGCTTGTCGCCCCCAACGCATCCTCGAGCTCGGCCAAAGCCCCCAGCGTGAGCTTCAGCACCCGCCGCTCGCCATTGATGACCAGTGACACCTCGCCCGCGTAGGGATTGGTCATTAGACCGGCTCCCCGCTTGGCACTTCCTCAGGAGGCTGGTCGCCGCCGTCACCCACATAATCCAAAGGCGCAAGCGCCGAGATTGTTGCCGCGACGAATTCCAGAACCCCAGCCGACGCCAGCGTCATCTCGTAGGTCGCTTCGCCGTTATACGACCCCGCATATTCGATGCTGGTGATCTGGAACGCGCCTTCGACGGTGCCAAAATCAGGGATAATCACTTGAAAATCCGGGATTTCACCGTTGAAGAACACAGCCCGTGCCCGTTCATCGGTCGCCGCATCACGAAACACACCAGAGCCCGAAATCGACGCCGCTTTGACGCCCGCCCCGGCCAGCAACTCGCGCCAGCCGCCCAAACTATCGAGACTGGTCACATCGACCGTCTCCGCGTTAAAGCTGATGCGCGATGCACGCAGCCCCGCGATGGTTTCGAACTGACCCGCTCCGGTCATATCCATCTTGATCAACAGATCCTTGCCGCTTTGCACAGCCATGCCAGCCACTCCTTATTCTGAAAACTTAACCTTCGACGCGGACACGGAATGTCAGGTCGATACGGCGCACAGTGGCCCCCTCGACCCGCCGCGCACGCGCTTGATGAAACCAGATCGCAACGACGCGCCCGGTGCTGAGTGCCGGTTGCGTATCGGGCAGAATTTGCGAGATACGCGCGGCAGCACTTTTGCCTGTCAAAAAGCCCGAGGCATCACTGACCACCGAGATCTGCACCCGATGCTCGGACCCCGGACCGGTCACGTCGGACCGATCAATCGCGTCCTCGACACCGATCACGCCATAGGTGCCTTGCGGCGTTCCCGGTGGTGCCGCGTCATGCACGCCGCCGGGCAACAACCCCGCCAGAGTCGCGTCATTTATCAGCACATCATACAAAGCCTGTTGCAGGGCTGTGGCAGATTGATAGCTCATGCAGGCACCTCCTCACGGGCGTGGCACAGAAGAAATGCGCCTTGCGTATCGGCCTCTGAAACCGCGAGGATCGTAAAGAAACGATCCCCTTCGCGCAGGCGCTGGTCGGGGCGGGGCCGCTGCGGGCTGCCCTGTGGGGCTGCGCGCATATAGACGCGGAACAGCATCCGGCCCTCGGGCGCAATCGTGCCCCGTTGCTGGGTGCCAGACCCGGCGCGCAACTCGACCCAAAGCGTGCCCAACTCGGTCCAGCTGGTGGTAAAGCCGCCTGCCCCATCCGGGGTTGTGACCACTTCCTCCAGCACCATCGGTCGGTTGAGGGAATAGCGCATCAGCGATGCCCCCCAGCCGTGATCCGAACCGGCATCCAGCGTTTCATCAACGCCTCGACAGCCCCCGGCACAGCGGCGTCACCCTCGGTGCGCGCCTCGTAGAACTGCGCCGCTAAAAGCATGACAGCCTGGCGCAAATCATCGGGCACCGCGTCCCAAACAACGCCGAACCCGGCGGTGAATTCCACTTCGACCGAGCCCTTGCTGGGCACCATCGGCAGCACGGCACCCGTCGCCGCAACCTGCGGGCGGTGCCGGTCAGAAACTAAACGGAAGCGTTCGATATCAACTACTTCGGGCGTACCGAACACATCAATCAACGTCATCGCAGAGACCACTGAGACCGGAGCCACCGGCAGTGCCTGGGCATCCGCCCAGCGCCAGCGCTGCAACGTCATCTTGAAATCACGTGTCATCAGGGCTTTACCCGTGCGCGCCTCGATCATCGCCATCGCCGCGCGTAAATACTGGACCAGCAGAGGGTCCGACGTCGCCTCGTCGGCAAAGCCTGCGCCCAGACGCAGATGCGCACGAAACGCTGCGACTGGCAGGTCACCGTCATCCACTGAACTGGTTTCGATCAAATCCATGCTTGCCTCCTAGACGTCTTCTACTGGCTGAAAACCGGCGCAGGCGCGTCCCCGTACCGCTCACACGGATAGGGAGCAGCCGGACGATACGGGGCGAAAAACCCTGTGGGTCCGCCGTTCACGCCTGCGCCGCCATCGACCTGACCCCGCCCACGGGGGTCAGACCAATTTCATACGATCTCAGGGGATTACGAGACCGAGAACTTCAGCAACTTGATCGCGTTGAAGTCCGTCACGTCGCCGCCCACGCGCTTGGTGGCATAGAACAGCACATGCGGCTTGGCGCTGAACGGATCACGCAGCACGCGCAGATCGGGGCGCTCAGCGACGGTGTAACCCGCGCGGAAGTCACCAAAGGCGATGCCATGTGCATCGGCTGCGATGTCGGGCATGTCCTCGGCGATCAGAACCGGGTAACCCATCAGGCGTGCAGGCTCACCCGCAGCCAGACCGTCCGACCACAAGAAGCGACCATCAGCGTCCTTCATCTTGCGCACGGCACCGGCGGTTTTCGAGTTCATCACGAAGGCCGCATTGGCGCGGTAACCCGCCTCCAGCGCATAGACCAGATCGACGATGGCATCGGCCGGATTGGTACCGTCAAAGTCGCCAGCGGCGCCCGTTGCGACATAGCCCAACTCACCCCAGATAGCGGTGTCATTGGCGGTGATCGTGTGATTCAGAATACCGCGTGGCTTGTCCACACCGTCACCGGCGATAAAGGAAGCAGCCTCAGCACGCGCGAATTTTTGCGCGATACGGTCAGCCAACCAACCCTCGACGTCAAAGGCGCTGTCTTCCAGCAGACGCTGGCTTGCCTTTGGCATGGCCGACAATTCATGCAGCTTGATCGAGATCCGATCAATCGCGGCACTGCCGGTTTCCGAGATTGGGCCAGCTTCGACAGCCCAGCCCGAACCAACGTCGCCGTGGTCCACGAGCACGTCAAACGAACCCGCTTCGACTTGCACAACGCTTGCGATGGCACGGATCGAAGCCGAGGCGTAGAGAACGCCCTGAATACGCTCAGAGGTCTGCGGATCGACAAGATAGCCGCCTTCCGAGTTCACCGAGGTGTTCATGCCCTTGCCTTCGAGCACGATCCCACGCAGCGCGTCATCGTCGCCGCTGCGGAGATAGGCGTCGAACGCCTTGAGGTGCAGGCCTTCGCCAGCGTCAGATTGCGCCAACACGGGGCGCGCGGTTTTCGTCATAAATTTACGGTCCAGCATGGTCAGTCGCTCGTCCTGTTTTTTCAGATTGCCCGTTACATCCGCGCGGAAGGATTTGATTTCATTCACGAACCCCTCCATCGCAGTCTTCAGTTGCGCCGCCTCGCCGACCGGCTCTTGCGCCGCGTCATTCGCCTGGCCCGTAAACGATTGGGACCCGGGAAACTCGCTGCTCATCATGTCAGTCCTTTCTTGGTTGCCTTGGTACGGCAGGCCGCACCACGGCACCCGCCTCCACCGCAGAGGCCGAAAGCCCCTGCGCTGTCTTGTTGTGAAACACGAAGGTTTCAGCGTTTCAGTGCCGTTCGCGCTTCGTCCAAACCTTTAGCGAACACCGTCATCAGGCTTTCGCCGCGGGTGTCCTCTTTGGCCGAAACACGCGCTACTGGCAGCATCGGGAACGTCACCAGCGACACCTCCCACAGCTCCAACTCGTATAACTTGCGCCCGCCGCCGGTCTGCTTTTCAGCCCGCAACGTGCGGTAGCCAATCGACAACCCGTCGACCGCGCCCGCCGACATCAGCGCCGCTGCCTCGCGGCCCTTGGCCACATCGGTCAGCAATCGGCCACTGACGCGCAATCCGTGCGTGTCCTCGACGACTTCATCCCAGACACCAATCGGTTGGCCCTGATCATGCTGCCACAGCATCCGCACGCGTCCGCCAGCTTCGGTCAGCCGTTACAGGCTTGCCGCATAAGCACCCGGCATGACGATATCGCCGCCGCGATCTTTGACGCCAAAGACCGACGCATAGCCCCGGATCAGCGATCCGTCCGACAATGCCACACCCGGTTGGGTGAATTTCGTTTCCAGCCCCGTCATCGTCTCTCCTCAGATCCGTGCCACCAACAAGGCCAACGCACCGTGCACCAGCACGCCTGACGCCACCCCGTAAACTACGAGCCACAAACGCTTTTCCAAACGTTCCAGCCCTTCTTCGATCCGCGTTAGCCGATAATCCAGCCCAGCGCGGCGCTCGGTCTCGACGCGCTCTTGGGCGTCGATTCGGGCCTGCGCGAGGTCAAAACTGTCGTATAAGAACCGTGACCCGCCGACCGCTCGTCTTTGCGCAGTCATTCACCCTCCGAGCGTGGCGAAAGCCCCAGCAGTGCGCGTTTTTCGGCCTCCGTCAGAAAGTCGGCGTCAGCCACCCGGCGCCAATGCTGCTCACGTTCAATCGCCAGCGCAGGCACCTGATCTAGGTCAGGCTTCAGTTCTAACGCGTCGCCGCTATAACCAGACAGCCAGTGAGACAGCGAATCCGTCACCTTCGCGGCCAGCGGCAACACCGTCAGACGGTAGAACCCGCGATTGGCCTCTTGGTAATTGGCATAGGTCGCGTCACCAGTGATCCCCAGCAACATCGGAGGCACGCCAAAGGCCAAAGCGATCTCGCGTCCGGCGGCTTCTTTGGTCTTGTGGAATTCCATATCCGAAGGGCTAAACCCCATCGGTTTC